TAGAGTATATTCTGGTCAAACATCAAGACAATGTTGTTATTTGGATGAGACTTTGAGTAGTTTTGTTTAGACGTAACCATTTTAATCATATGTTAATTTAAGTAATTTTTATCATAAAGTCAATAGTTATTATTCTTTTGGTGTATTACGCGTGGAACTTTGAGCGTTCATATATGTAGCACTTCGTTCTTTGGCTGCAACTGTAGCTTCAGCAAGCCAAGCTTGTTTTATCGTATTTCCATTGTTGGTGCCTTTAAGCAATTTCTTATAAAGAAAATCTAACTTTTTTATAAAATCAACTGGACTTGCAAACCAATATGGCATCCTTAAACTATTTATACATTTTATATTATTTGGAGTTTTGATTAACCAAAAGTCCACTTTACCCCCATCGTATTCACTTAACTTAAAATGAAAATCGTGTATTAATCCACCATATTCATCTAATGGATCTGAGTGAAGCATATTAACAAAATTACCAGCATCCTTAATATAATCAGAAAACTCTTTTATTATATTTGTTCTATAATTTATTATCGTGTCTTCTAAAGACATAGCAGGGTTAGATTTTTGATTACGTTGAAGAAAATCCCTTAATGGATTGTTTTTTATTACACCATCATTGGTTGATGCTACAGCAACACCAAGTTGTAATTTCATACGCATTCTTTTTGTAGTTCTGACTTTTACGTCTTTTAAGTATAGCAATATTATATTTTCACCTGGTGTAACAGTAAATTTTTTATCATCTACGGCCGTTTCCATAAAACTATATATAGTGGCAGTCATAGCATAAATGTATAAAAAATCAGTTGCATTTGTAGCTGGTGTAAAACTATTAGATAAAACTCTCGAATCCAGATCATCGAAATCATCTCGTATTTTTAATTCATCTTTTCCATAGAGACTATAATCAGTATTAATTTGACATCCAGTATATCCATTAGGTAAATTAATTATAGGAAATGATGACTCCACTACGTTCATTAAATTATTAACAAATCTTCTATCGTATTTTTTTAATAGTACTGTAGTAAATAATTTACTTAAACTCATTTTTCTCTTTTCATCAACGGCTTCTTTTTTAGCATTTGGATCAACTCTCATAATAGTAGTGTAAGAAGTTGCCCAACCAGCTGGTTGTAATTTTTGTTCCACGCCGACTATTTGAAAATAAACTCTTTTTGAATATGATTTTGGTAAAAAATTAATACTAAAAATATCACCATTGTTTAAATAAGTGTTCCCATAAACAGTTAAACTTAATTCGATTGGTAATATAGGTGATACCGTACTATCTTGTCCTGAATAAATTAATTCGAGTCTGGCTTTTTTACCGAAATATTCGCGAAAACTATCACCAAATAAAAATCCATCTTTACCTTTTTTCTTTTTATTTAATGTTAGCTTATTCTTTTTCTTTTTCTTTTTCTTTTTTGGATCATTATTGTATTGAATATCTTTAACTATTTCCACAAAACTCGTAGATATTTTGGGCCCAGCAAGTTTATTTGCAGCAGTCTCTACATCATGAGCCGCTATACTTTCAAAATCAAATTCAATTTCTGTAGTTCTTTGTGTTTCATCTCTTGTATTAAGTGGTAGACTTTTATAATAAACCTTATCTGGAGTTTCTGTAAATTTATTAATCTCCAATACCTTTAAAAAATTTAAAGTATCTTTAGTTTGCTCATCAAATAACTGTGTACCAGTTTTATCACCAATTGCTATCATACTTGCAAAACCACCTTTTGGTGTTTGGAAATTATAAGAAAGATCAGAAACAATTGATTTACCCGAAGTTACATCAAAAATTAACATCTCATCTGTTTGTGGTGGCATTAAATTAGCATCCGTAATAGATATTGAAGAATGTAATCTATTTGGTGAATACATTTTAAGTTTTAAAACATCATAAGAGTCTTTATTAATTCGTTCTAATAGATAATCAATTGCATCATTTATATTTTGCTTTGTGGAAAATGCTTTTGAAATTTCATCAACACTTATAAAAAGTTCTCGTAGTGGTATTATTTTTGTTTCATAATCATTGACAGTACTTCTATCACTTATTACATCATCACTTACTACCTTACCTTCAGGGATCGGCACCTTAAAGGGAATTGCATAAGTTCCAGCAACCAATGGAGTATCTGCTTTAGCTCCAGGGTCTGCAAGATCTTTTGGATTTGCTGCTATGATTTCATCTGCCGTTGGGACATCTGCTTTACTTAACTCCCTACTACTATAGTAGGAAAAACTTCGGAGTGTACCTGTAGGATCACTTCCATCTTTAGCGGGACTTAAAATCCCGTCTATAATGTGATTTAATGTAAGAGGTTCCTGGCCTAAAATGTTCAGGGTATAAATTATAAATAAACGTTTATTAGATTCTTTCACATGGAACCCATAGTCACCTAATTCCTCCACGGTGAACGATGGATTTCGAGCTACACCTTTCTCAACTTTAAAAGTTACTATCCTTGGGGTGGTTTTGGGCCCAGATGTCTTTCCTTTGCCTTTATCGTATGTACTTGTCCAATTCTCTGGATATAAAAATACGGGTAATGCCTCATTGGATTCTACTATTTGTTTTTGTCTAGTATATAAATTGTCATCAAATCGGATCCAAACATTACGAAAATTAAAATTTGTATCAAATTTTCCTGTCGCCTGTCCTATTGTTTTATTTCCCTTTTTAGTTGTTGTTTTTGCTATAAGATTATTTAAAAACAAATCTTCAAATCTACCAAAAGACATATAAAGTAAGTCTCTGTCATTTGAAGTACCACTTGTCGGGGTTAAATTTTGATAAAAGAAACCTAATTCTACAGCACTTTTAGGTGTAACACCAAGTTCTGTGTCATCTATATTTAGTGTATCTTCAAAAAATTTATTTATTGCTAATTTCTTTTGTTTTGCATTAAAGGTATCATTCATCATCTTTAATTTAGTATTAACTAATAAACTATTTCCAGTTAAAATTGCAACTATTGTATCTTCAATTTGATTTGCAAATATAAATTTTAAATTATTTTCATTAGTTATTTCTTGGTCTAATAGTGTTGTGTTTTGTGAAACTAAATCAATTGTACAATTAAAAGAACCTTGTTGAGTAATCGTTGCATTAAAATTTTTAACCACACCAACAACCGTATCCACTAATCCAGCATTTTTTTCTAAAAAACCATCATCATATTTGATAGGTTCTTTTTTACCATCTTTCAAATAATAATATTCACCACTTTTTGGATTTTGACGAATTGCATTTATACTTACTGGAGGAACATCTCCTAAATTTAATCCACCATATATAAACCTTTTAAATTCTGATAATTCAGTATCAGTTTTTGTTACTTTTTCTTTTACATCATATAAATTATCAAAACTATCACTCCATCCATAATCTACAATAACGGTTGCACCTGGTTTCATAAAAAATGGTAAAAATATACTTTCAAAATCTACTTTATTATGAACTACAAACTCTACAGTTGTATTTTTAATTACACCTAAAGAACCCTCATTTTTAGTACTGATTGATGTTATTCCAGCTTTTGGTTTTAAATATGGGTTATCACTTAATTCATTATCACCTATGGGATCATTTGGTTTATAACTTTCACCTCTGTTATCATTAACGACATGAAAATTAACCTTTTCAATTTTAGTGGATTTGCCGGATTTATCGTTAATACTACCTGAAATTAATGATGCGGTCCACATTCTTGCAAATGTAGTTCTATCACCAAGATAATCTTGATTCTCTACAATAGGTTCATTTAGATTTTGCTCAAGAATACCACTCTGTAACCTTTTGAATTTCTTTAAAACTTCAGGATCTACATTAGAACCAAAAACTCTATCACTAAATTTTGCCATTTTACTTCAATTTTGCTAATTCGGTTGAAACGGGCACCCGTAATTGAGTACCAGCCTCAATGTTATTAGTACTTAAATTATTAACGGATGCAATAAACCACCAAAATTCAGTCGTTCCATAATATGCCTGTGAGATTAAATCACACCTGTCACCATCAACGGCAATTAATAATATATCTGAATTATCTTCTTTGAATTCAGGTAAGTCAGCAGTTCCAATTCTAGAAATCTTATCTTTAATTATTCTCCGTACTCTGTCGTATCTGGACATTATGCAACTTCCCCATAAAATTTACCACTTGGTAAACTACCATTACTTGATGATGGTGATCTTTTACTTAAAATCTGATATGATATAGCTATATCAAAAAGCCTTGGTAATGAATTTTCGGAATCCCAATCACCGCTATCATTTACCGTATAGGATAATGATTTTATAAATCCGAATTGACCTTTTGCTTTAGTGCCGATATGAGCCATATAGAGTTCTGTAAATGGTGGTTGCATTCTGGTTAAAGATAAATTATCAGTATCTTGTAAATATTCAGGATAGGCTAAACCCGTTAGTCTTTCTATTCTTGTATACATCCTCTTAAATTCAGTATTGTTAGCAGGATATACTCGTAAATTAAAACTCAAGTCTCTTTCAGTTCGTTCATATTGATAAACAGGTTCACTTCTACCAATATAATTTGTTGGTGTAAATGATGGGCTTACATTTTCTGTTATACCCGTAACGAATCCTCTGAAATAAGTAAATTGGTTAGATCTAACATCTTTTATTCTAACGTAAAAATCACCGGATAATTTCTCGGGGTAGAATTTTTCGAGTGGAGGCGTGTCTAGGAGCTTGCCTTTTTTTTCTGTGCCCAAGAGGTATTTACTGGAAATTATATCTTCTGGTTTTCTTAAGCCCAATCCTAAAAATGCAGGTGTTTTAACCGATTTCTTTATAGATAAAAAATTTGTTTTGGTTGATTTTTCGCCTGTTACTGGAATTACATACTCAACAGGTTCATATTTTGCATGTTTTGGATCTTTTGGTAAAGGAGTAAAAAATTTATCAGTTAGATTATCACCTAGAGGTTCCCATCTTGTATGCATTTCTTGTTGTAATTCTCCTAAAAATGCTATTTTAGAAAATCCTTCACTACTCTGTAAAGCACCCACTTTTACAAGACTACTATATTCAACACCTCTAGCAAGTGGTTTTCTTAAATTTATACTACCAGGTTGTTGTAAAGAAGTATGATAAAAATTTAAAAATCCCACCATTGGCATAGGTACAGGTGGAGCAGTAAATTGACCAGCAAAAATTCTTGAATTTTCAGCTTGTTGTGCTACAGTTATGGCCGTAGTTGCTTTTATAGATGGTGCATTAATTATTATGGGATGTGCAGAAAATGACCTACCAACCACAATAGGTGATTTTATAAGTTCAGGTAAATCTGAAATTAAACTAACAGGCCTTGTAATACCAAATCCAGTTGCCGCACTAGTAAGGACTTCCTTTGCATAAAATGCAACTCCTGCCGAAGATGTATAAAATCTTAATAATCTTGATGTATCTTGAGCCAGTTGATGCCACGGAAATATATCTCTATTGCTTCCTATCTGTATAAGTGCATTCCCTATACCTGACGCTTCTTGTTTAGTTTTTGGTATAGGATTTACAATATAAGGTTCTCTTCCATCGCCATATCCTAAAATAGAAGCAGAACTGCCTTTTCTAAATCCACCTGAATATCCTTTAATATCCAAATTAGCTAATGAACCTATACCAGCACGATTAAAATTAATTGTTGTTTGACCATATGGAACTTCAGTTGGCCTATCAAATCTAGCAGTATGATTATGATTATAAAGATTGTCAAGTATAAATTCACCTTCTCCTAAATTATTATTTTGACCTAAATTTTGAAATATATCATCTGACCTTTTTTGTCTTTTACTGATTGATGTTGCAGTTGGATTATTTTGTGTTGCATCTTCATTTTGTGAATAACCTAATTGTGGTAGTAAATTTTGACCACCATACGGTGGTTCTTTAGAATAATGAATAGGAAATTCAATATTTGAAGGCGGTTCATCTCCACCTTGTGATAAAGGACTTGGATATTGTCTTTTTTCTAAAAAACCAATTTCTATTAAATCTTTATTTCTACCCTGTGTACCAAAAGTATGTTCACTATCCTCAATTAAAGACTGACCAGTTTTCAGTTGAATGGACTTATTAGCAAAAACACTATCAATTTGTGTAAAAGGTGTTTGTTTAAAACTACTTGCATCTTGAGATTTATCACTTACAGGTGAATCTACCCCCTTGGCTGGATTAATAGTTGAATTTCTTCCTATCTTATTAAATACTGATTTTAAATTTTCTAAGCCCATTTTATTTTCCCGGATTCATCGAATGACCACCATATGGATTTATTGCACTATTCATTATTATTCTCTGTTCTCCATGAGTTGTTTTTGTCTCTAAATGTATATTAGCAGCTACAGCCCTCCCGAAAGCTTCAGCATCCATACCACCCGTTGTTTTTGTCTCTAAATGTATATTAGCAGCTACAGCCCTCCCGAAAGCTTCAGCATCCATACCACCCATACCACCCATAGAACCGGCAGGTCCTGTTTGAAAATCATTAATACGATTTGTTGTTGCCAATACAGAATCTTTTGGGTTTAAACTAAATGTACCGGCTGGTCCCGTCATATGTGTAATTTGACCTGGACCTGATTTGAAGTCGTTTACAGGATTTACATCTCGCATTATATTTCCAGAATCATCTACTCTAAATTTTAGCGCAGCTTCTTTATCTTTGTCACCAAATCTAAAAAAGTTAGCAATAGAACGACCTGTGTTAAAAATTTCGATAGCTAGGTTAAGAAGGCCTACTAATTCTTTTTTAATATTTTGAAGACCATTTTCTCCAATAAATTGTGATAGCATATCTGCCAAAGGTCCACCAAAAGTATCTAATAATGTAGCACCGATTTGTTTTACAGTATTTACAATAGATGTTAAAGCACTTAAAGAATCTTGTCCGACTAAATCATCAAAACTCTTTCCAGCTAAAGCACCACTTAAAGTTAATTTTTCACTACCCTTTACTAATTTAGCCATTTCACTTACTGATACACCGATTGATTTAGCAAGTGATTGTCTTTGTAATACATTTAATGCATTAAACTCTGCTTCACTTCCTACTTGGTCTACTATGTTTTTAGTAGCTCCGGCAATATCACCTTCAAGTGCTAATTGTCTTGCCTTTTGAAAGTTTAATTGTTTTCCAATCATTATGGAAGCTTCTACTTCATTAGCTATTGAACTTTCAAAATCTAATAATCCCTCAGCAATTTTAGCAGTAGCGCTTAGAGATAATCCCATTTGTCTGGCTTGAACTGCCGCTTCGGCTATATTCTTTCCACCATCTTTTGTAAATCCAGCAATCTCTTCTGCTGAACCAGCCATGTCTTGTAGAACAGCTACTGGAGCAACACCTTTTTGAGCAGCTAACTGAGCGGTATTTTCTATTAACCTCTCACTTTGTTTAGCAGTTAAACCCCCAATTTGCATGAAAGTACCGAATAACTTGGTAGCCTCATCGTTGGATATACCCGTTGCTACTGCCGTATCTAAAACACTACCAGCAATATCTTTTGATTCTTTTAATGTTATTCCAAATTCAGATGATAATTGTGATGTAACAGAAAGAACATCTCCAAGATTTTTACCTATCATCATGGCATTATTACCACTTTGTATTAAATCGTTTCTGAACTCTTTATTTTTATTAGTCATAAATCCAAAAGATTCACCAACTGCATCAATCTTTTTTGAAAATGATGTAACTGTTTTAACCAATAAACCTACAACAAGACCAGCTCCACTTAATCTCGCTAGATTTTTAGGACTCATGCCCATTTTTGCACCAAATTCTTTTGCTTTAGATGCCATTCCCCCACTTAAATTGTCCGCAACTTGTAATCCTTTTTCTCTTGCCATACCTGAAAGTTTTTGAGCTCTTAATCTGTTTTTCTCACCCTTTAATATGTTATTTAAAGCTTTTTCATCATCTTTAGTAAGCCTAGATGCCGTACCCTTTTCAGCAGCTACTCTTTCTTCACTTTCAGCTATTTTTTGATTTAAATCAGCAATATCAAGTTGTTCTCCACCAAGTGCTGTTACAACTTTAAGTTGTTCAGTTGATGCATCGTTTAACTGACCTTTCCAAGTGACTTGATCTTGAATATTTTGTAATAACCTTCCTTGTGATTTTACAGAAGCATTTTGTATTTTAGATGATATTGAACCTTGAGCTGAAAGTTCTTTTACTTTTTTTAACCTATTTTGTATTGAAGATTCAATCTGTTTATAAATAGGTTTTTCAGCTGTTAATTCTTTGACTTCTTTTTGCTTTGCCTTAGAAAGTTGTTCTTGTAACCTTAAAATTTCTTTTTGAGTATTTTTATACGCAGTAGAATTGTTGTCAATATTTTGCAACAACTTCTGTTGTTTTTCTAACTCAGCAGTTATTTGCTTTGTTGTTTTTAAATCAGCCATTATCTACTTTATAACCCAGCAAATCTATCTTTAATGCCTCTTTTTTTTAGATTATTTTTTAATATAGCATTTGCTTTATTAAAATGCATCATAGCATCCTCGTAGGCTTTTTTTGTTTCTTTATCATTAGTTTTTGATTTAGATTTTTTCAATAAACCAATAAGTTTATCAATAAGACCTTCTTCCAATATATTTTTTCTATCCATAAACGACATAATACAATTCTCCTAATATATTAATAAATATTAAAAAGAAAGTTATTTAGGATTAAATCTACGAGGAATGGTTGATTGAGGTTTTGGTTGTGACTTGTCTATTTGTTCTTTTTCTTTTTTCTTCAAATCCATAAACTGTCTTAAATAAAAGTTTTTCAAATGAACTGGCATATTATAGACATCACTAAACGTAAAGCCAGGAACGCCATATATAAAATAAAATATACTTTTATGTATATCTAGTTTATTTTCCGGACTGAGGCCAAAAAAACGTAACTGAAAGCGGAATAGACACGCTCACAGTTTCACCTCCTATTTCAATTTCCGATGTCAAATCAATATCGGGAGAAATTTCTTGAATGTGATTTCTCAATGCCATAGAATCCCTTGCGAGTAAATTCTGTGTAAATTCAGTAATGGTTTCGGGTTTTGAATCACCATCCACCTCAGTAATCGTATATCGCAATCGTGTTGTGATGTCCGTAGAATATCCATATTTAGATGATTGTTTTAAATCTTTTTCAATTAATGCCTCATCCGCGCCAGTTAATAATTTAAATTTAATTTTAGTCTTACCGATATCAGTAGTATAGTTGAATGAATTATCTGAATAATCAACATCTTGGGGTAATTCTTTAAACGGGCAGGCAGATAAATCAAACGTATGACTGACTGTTTCTTCTTGATTTTTTGGATTAGTGACTTCAGCCGTGTATTCAGGACCATAAGCCAATATACGAGCTGCAACCAATACGGCATTCTTATCGCCCAATACTAAATCTTGTTGTTTAACTCCCTTTGTAACGATTAAACTATCTAGCAATTTATCAATAACAACACCTTTTTTAATGAGATTTTCAGACATCAATATATCTTCTTCTCGTGTTGTCATGTATTTTAATTCGAGTTTACCCGATGATAGTGGTGAGTCTTTTGAATATACTTTTCCACCAGATGGTAAATCAATAACTTCCGTAGGGAACTTATGTTCTGACATTATAACTCCTTGATGTTAAAACTATTTAGAATTCAAGTATAGCGTAATCGTACCTTAATGTTAAGGTGATTTCAACTGGCTCTGAAGCACTAAAATCTAAATCACCAAACGCAGCATCTTGAATGTAAGTACCATATAGTGTCCATTTTTCAACAATGTCACCAACAGGTCCTAATACTTGAAATGTAATGTTTTTCTTATAAAAATCTTGATATCCATCACGACCAGTAGCACTTTCATGATGTAATCTTATCCATTCTATTACGGCAGAAGAAGCAGACGGAACAATCGGGTCATACAGTGTAATTTGCATTGTTTGCCAACGGCCTTTACCCTTGACGTACTTCGTGACATTCATATGTTCCAAAGTTACTTCATCAAAAGTAATCTGTGGTCTTTGTGCTGTTTTGATTGTAAAAGCTGGGATACCTGCAATTTCCATGATGAAACGATTCTTTAACTTCGGTTCATATGGTGTATAAAATATCTTATTCGCTTCTAATAATTCTGCCATTGTTTATCTCCTATAGTAATAAATATCACTTTATTAAAAAATTATTCAGGGAAAGCCGCGCCAGTTGGTTGAACAACAAAGTCCAACACAATAAATTCAGCAGTTCTTGCCGGTTGTAAAAATACTTGACCAACCAACATATTTCTATCAATCGTTTCAGGAGTATTATTACTATCATCCATCACGACTCTAAATGCATTCAATCCAGCATTTGACTGTACTTGTTCTAAGAATGGATTCACAATATTCAAGAATTGATTTCTCAAATCACTTGTATTTTGTTCAAATACCAATCCTCTTGAAGAACGAGCAACAAATTTCTTAACATCAATCAATAGTCGTCTTACATTTACTCTATCTAAAGCACTTGCTTTCTTCTGTGTTGTCTTTTGTCCAAACACAGTAACACCTTGTCCTGGGAACGTAGCAATTGGATTAACATTTGAGTCATAGAGTTCATCTCGTTGACTTTGACTTAATTTCTTATAAGCCTGAACCGCACTATCAATTCCACCTCTGTTTAATCCAGCAGGAGCAAACCAAGGTTGTCCAATCGTATCATTAAAATGATAAACACCAGCCATAACGACTGAAGGTGGAACAAATCGATAATTACCTGTCGTGGCATCTTGTATCTGTACCCAAGGATAATAAGTAGCGGCATAACTTGAGTTACGTGCTTCTGTATTTGTTTTAGCCGTAGCTACTGGATCAATTTTTAATGTATTATCATAAACTAAGAAACAATCACCCCTGTCTTCACATAGTGAAATAGCATCACCTATAACGGTACTATGATCAGTTTCTTGGTCAACAACTCCAGGTAAAAACAATAGATTAAAATCATACTCATCTTTATTCTTTAACAAACTTATAGCCGTAGCATATCCACCACCGACCGCAGCACCAGATGGTCTATCATTACTCGCTGACATATCCACACCTTGTGAATTACTAGCATTTATATTATCGTAAAAATTAAATGGATGTTCCACTTCACTACTTCCAAAATCACCGCTAGTTTGTGTTGAGTTATTGTTTATATCACCAAAAGCACCACCATAACTTCCACTACCAACTGCTGGTAATGAAGCAGATAGAGCATTATCAGTCAAATTTCCATTTTCATCAAGGTAATTAGGTGTCTTTTTACTAAGAGTTTTTACTCTAACATATTTAGATTGATTTGGAAATTCACCAGATGGTTTTATAAAAGCAACTCCACCTTCAGCGGAAATAGTATTTGTTGTATTTCCAATTCTCTTTAAAATATAATCATTTGATTCTGGATCTAAGGATAAATTAGCATGTGTTTCAACTACTTTCTTCTTCGTAATCGTATCATTACCTTGTCTAATCAAAAGAGTAAAAGTACCTTTAGATGTATTTCTCTGTGATACTTCCCATCTAAAGTTATCAGAACGCCCACCAAATGATCCTGAAGTAAAATGGTTATTTCCAATTGAACTTGTCAACGGTGTAAGTATTGAATCTGTTCCAAGTGAACTTGAATTATTAAATTTTGGTCCATCTCCTAAAGTTTCAAGTGTAAAAACTGATGTGTCTGTTCCAGCAACACCGGTTACACCAGCAGTTGCAGTACCAATTGTGATTTGATTCGCATCAGCTATAGTACTTATTGTTAAATCATAAGTTGTTGTTACAGCAGTATCAGCAGTTATCGTGATAATTCCATCATCACTATGTGCACCTGTGATATTAGACATACTATCAACCAATACCTCTACGGCTTCTGCTAACTGAATTGCTACTTGAGCGCCAGTACCACTAGCATTACCTATATAGATATCAGCTGCATTGGTGCTAAATGTAGTGTCATTTGTACCAGCCCCAGATTTAAATGTTATGACCTGTGCAGTACCACTTCCAACTGTTATAGAAAGTGTATCGTCAGCAGAAATTGCTGTCGTACCAATTGTTACAGTTCTCGAAGCGTATACCGCGGTAGTTGCACCAGTTACGCCTCCACCGACAATAGCAGTTGCCTTATTTAAATTTGCCTCCCCCACCCTAACAATCGTACAAGGACCACCTTGTCGTAAATATTCTTTAGCAGTATGTGATGTTAAAAACTGATAATTATCACTACCACTTTCTATTAATTCACCGAATATATTAACATACTCACTATATGAACTAACTACGGTTGGGATTAAAACTGGACCCTTGACAGTCGGACCAACGATTGCCGCACCTATGGGTCCTAAAGTTGCGGGTAAGAAAGATTGGTCTATTTCGTTGGTAAATACACCTGGACTAAGTATTTTTTCAGCCATTTAAAGTCTCCGAAAGGTAATTGATTTAAATATAATTATTCATATATAAATATTATGTAAAAAACAAAAGAGAACTTTATTATGACTTTTGTTAATCAGTATCAGGTTCTTTTACTTCTGTAGATGGTGTGAATACACCAGTCTGTGGATCTAATTGACCTGGTCCGTATTTTTCAGTAATATCATTTAGAAGTGTTTGTTCTTCAGTACGAACAGATTCAAGTTCTTCAGTAATTTTAAACTCTTCTTCTTCTATAGATTCTTGTTGTTTTTCAAAATTCAATTTTGCAATAGCCAACTGACCAAACTTATTAGTAACTACATTGTACTTACCTTGTAAGTCACCAAGTGATTTCAGTTCATCTTCTGTAAATTTAATTTCTTTTGCCATGTTAATAACCTCTATGCTGTGTTAATTTAAATAAAACCATTATATATATAATTATAAAAGTTTTTCACTAAACGACACTTTTTTTGGTTTATATGCTCTTTGCATTTCAGCAGTTTTACCAAATACGTTATCTGTGAATTCAGGTATCATATATCCTTTAATCGTTATAGTTAGTTCGTTTTTTATTAATCTCTCACCTTGTGATTCCATTTGAACTTCATTAGATATATCACCTTCTAAAGCCGTTAAGAATCTATAACTTGTCGAATCACCCCAATAAGTTTCCAAGTGTTCTACCATTATGGTGTTTAAATCATTCATTTGTTCCATAAAAGCAGTCATCATTACGATGCTATACGTACATACTACAAAGTCTGGCATACCTGTTTTTATAAATTCTTCTACTGGTTTTTGACCAGTTAATACTGAAAATCTATCATATCGATTATTTTTACTCCATCCATTACTTGATCTGACTACACTAATGAATTTACCCTGAACATCGTTGTCGAATGATAATGGCATTTGGTCATTCATAGCAACACCTGTTCTCTTAATCACTATAACTGGTAAAATAATTGTATTGTTTTTATCTCTTAATACACCACGATTTCTTATAGATTTCCACCTTTCTTCATTGCCATACATAACAGGTACTTTAATAATTTCATTTGCTTCCCTAACTATAGGTTTCATCACGTTTTGCATATGTCTTATCACGGTAGTGTCGATATCAGTCAAACCAATCGATAAACCTTTACCTGCATTACGACCCGTTCCTTTTTTAATTACAACTTTTGAATTACCTTTTTCGGAACGAATGCTTGTTTGATTAGCTCGATTAATTGTCGATTCGTTTGGAGCATTTGTATTCGTTATGGGTTTAATTGCCACGGCGTAGTTTCCTTAGTTTGTCTAATTTATTTTCTGAATTATTAGCATACTCTTCAGACTTTAATCCTTTAGTAGAAGC